GATAAAGCAGGTCGTAAGACAGAAACAGCTTACCAACTAGCTAAAGCAGGACAAGAACTAAAACGAGACATGGAAAAAACTATTCTTGGTAATGTAGCTGCAAGTAATGGTACTGCTGGTTCAGCAGCTAGACTACTTGGCTCTATCCAAACATGGCTTGGCACTAACTTTGTCACAATGACAGATGGTGTTGCACCAGTTGGTGCTAATGGTACAGCGACTCGTACAGAAGGAGCTACTGCTTCTGCATTTACAGAAGCTAAACTAAAAGAAGTAGTAAAATCATGTTTTGAAAATGGTGGTAACCCAACTCTATTAGTTGTACCGCCAACACAAAAACAAGTAGTATCTACTTTTGCTGGTATTGCAGAGCAGCGTTATCAAGCTCCTGCTGCTAAAGCAACTACTATTATTGGTGCTGCTGATGTTTACTTATCAGACTTTGGTACTTTATCTGTTGTACCTGACAGATTTATGACTGCTGATACAACTCCAGATGCAGAACAGGCTCTTGTATTAGACCCTACTATGGCATCTGTTGCTACACTACGACCATTTGAGTCAAATCTATTGGCTAAAACTGGTGACAGTGAGAAGCATCAAATGCTTGTTGAGTACACTCTACAAGTATCTAACGAGAAAGCACATGGTATCGTTGCTGACTTGGCAGTTTAATTTAGGTTAAACATTAATATTGCCCCTTCGGGGGCAGTATTATTATTGAGAATAAAATGAGAAAATTCAAAGAACATAATACAGATGATGGCAAGATTATAGAGACCAATCAAGATGTAACTGACATCATTGAAAAGAATAAACAAGAATACAATAACAGCTCAACAAAATGGGGTGAGGATGTCTTTGATAACAAGATAGCTTCTTTACCTTTAACTGTTATTGATAAGTTAAACCAACAAGGAATAATGAGAGGGTTTCATGTATTAGACCAAAAGAAATTCTTTGCATGGTTAAACGACCCAGACAATAGATTTTTTAGAACAAAACAGGGCAGAATCTAAATGGCATTTTTTACAGATTACACAACGCTACAAGCGACTATAGCTGATTATTTAGCTCGTTCTGATTTAACAACCCAGATACCAGAGTTTATAAGATTAGCTGAAGATAGATTGTTAAGAGACTTACGCATAAGACAAATGATTAAAGTTGCTACGGCAGATACTACAGCAGGTGATGCTACTGTATCTTTGCCTTCTGATTTTGTTGCTATGAAAGATTTGCATTTACAAGGAAACCCACCACAAACAATTAAATTCTTGTCTACAAGTAATTTTTTTAGAAATGCTCATTCATCAACATCTGGATTACCTAATCGCTATACACTATTGGGTGCAGAGTTTCAATTTGCTCCAATCCCTGATGCTGTTTACACACTTCAAATGGTTTACTTTTATAAACCAGAATATTTAAGCGACACTAATTCATCTAACCTTTGGTTAGCAGATACACCTGATTTATTACTTTACGCTGCACTAGGTGAAGCAGAACCATATTTGATGAATGATGAAAGACTTGCAACATGGGCAAGTATGTATGACAGAGGAGTAAACGCTCTACGCAAGAGTGATGACGAATCTGAATACCCTGCTCAACCACTTACTATTACTAACTCAACGAGGTAAATTATTATGGCTGAAATGTCGGATTATTTAGAAGTCGCACTTCTAAACGCAACACTTAACGGAACTGCTTTTACAGCAGTTAATGACCCTTATGTATCATTACACACAGCAGACCCAACAGATGCTGGAACTGGTGCAGAAGTAACTGGTGGTTCTTATGCTAGAACTGCTGCTTCTTTTGCTACAGCTTCAGGCACATCAGGTTTAGTTGCTACAGATGCAGATGTAACTTTTCCAACTGCAACTGCATCATGGGGAACTGTAGGATGGATAGGTTTATGGGATGCTGCTAGTGGTGGTAATATGTTATACCACACAGCACTAGACACATCTAAAACTATTGATTCAGGTGATATATTTAAAATCACTACTGGCAACTTAACTGTAGAATTAGCGTAAGGATAAAATATGGCTCTTATCGTAAAAGATAGAGTAAAAGAAACCACTGCGACAACAGGTACAGGCACAGTTACATTAGCTGGAGCAAGTGCAGGTTTTCAATCTTTTGCTGCTATAGGTGATGGTAATACAACTTACTATGCCATTACAAGTGGTAATGACTACGAGGTAGGTCTAGGTACTTATACAGCTTCAGGCACAACTTTGTCTAGGGACACTGTATTAGAATCTAGTAATGCTGGTTCAGCAATTACTTTGTCTGGAACAAGTGATGTCTTTTGTACTTACCCTGCTGAAAAAGCTGTAGTTCAAGATAGTGACAATACAGGCATAGCACCACAGATAGGTGCAACTAATGGTATGTTTGTAAATAATTCAATTATAGGAACTAATTACACAGTGCCTACAGGTTACAATGCAATGTCAGTATCTCCTGTAAGTGTTGCTAGTGGAGTATCAGTCACAGTTCCTGCTTCTAGCAAATGGGTGGTCTTATAATGGCAAGTACAATAAATGCAGATACAACTAATGGTGTTGTAGTTACATCAGATACCAGTGGTGAAATAGAACTACAATCAGCAGGTGTCACCAAAGCTAAAGTCACAGCAAATGGTCTACAAGATGCTAATGGTAATTCTCTTCGTGGAGGTAGTTTCCGTAACCTCATTATTAATGGCAATATGCAGATTGCACAGAGGTCTACAAGTGTAGCTAGTATATCTAGTGGTTCAACATATAATACAATAGATAGATTTAAAACAGTTTTAAGTTCTGCTGGAACTTGGACACAAACACAATCTACAGATGTGCCAACAGGACAAGGATTTGCATCAAGTTTAAAAATGGATTGCACAACGGCTAATGCTAGTTTAGCTTCAGGTGCTTATAATAGTATTCAGCATTATATTGAAGGTCAAAACTTACAGCAATTAGCATACGGAACATCTAATGCTAAATCATTAACAGTATCATTTTGGGTAAAGTCTAACAAAACGGGTACATATGTAGTTCAATTTTTACAAAATGATTCAAATAGAACGATAGTTAAATCTTATACAATATCTAGTGCTAACACTTGGGAATATAAAACAATTACTATTGATGGAGATACTGCTGGAACAATAAATAATGACAATGGTATTGGACTAGAGGTTAGATTTGGTCTTGCTTTTGGAAGTGATTTTACATCAGGAACATTACAAACTACATGGGGAGCATTAACTTTAAGCAATTTTGCAGTAGGTCAAGTTAACCTAGCAGACTCTACAGCTAATTACATCAACATAACTGGAGTTCAATTAGAAGTCGGTGAAGGTGCTAGTGACTTTGAGTTTTTACCTTATGATGTACAGTTACAAAGATGTCAGAGGTATTATCAAACTATTAGCAAAATGGCGGGATATTCAGGACCAACCACTTCTGGTTTACAATGCTCCATTGCATATCCAATCCAAATGAGAGCTACACCAACTATTTCACAATCATCTGTTTTTAGGTTTGATGACGCTGCTACAGCATTTACGCAAAGCTCTACTGGAATTATTTTAGGGTCAACAAATAATACAGGAACAATAATCAATATTACAAATATTACTGTTAATGCAACTTTTAGACCTCATGGTAAAGCAAATACAGCCACATTAAACTTAAATTCGGAGTTATAATGATTTATAAATTATCAAAATTTAGAGACGAAGTAACATCTATTCATGTATTAGATGATGATAGAAGCTTTATTAAAGCTATTCCATTTGACCCAGACAACACATACTACCAAGAATACCTTAAATGGGTTGACGAGGGTGGAATTCCAGAACCAGCAGAGGAAGCAGAATAATGGCTAGTATAAAACTCAAAGGCGATACATCTGGTGAAGTTACCATACAAGCACCATCAGTTGCAGGAACAAATACACTAACACTACCTGCCACTTCTAGCACACTAGCAACACAAAACTCTCTTGGTGTGCGTAACCTTATCATCAATGGTGATATGCGTATTAATCAAAGAGGTAACTATTCAACTACAGTAAATGGTACAGGTGTTTTTTATTCTGTAGATAGATGGTTAGGTAGAGGGAAAGCAAGTGCAGGTGTATTTAACATATTAGCTAACTCAAGTCTAGGGGAGCAACCTGATAGATTTACTAATCATGTAGTTTTAGATGTAACAACAGCATCAACACCAACTAGTAATGACAGCTATAGTTTTCAACAATTTATTGAAGGTTATAATATATCAAAATTAAATTGGGGTACTTCTGCTGCTAAATCAATTACATTATCTTTTTGGGCAAAGTCAACATTAACAGGAACATTTGGTGGTTCAGTTGCTAATGGTGATTACAATAGATTTAATCCATTTTCTTATACAATATCTGCTGCAAACACTTGGGAGTATAAGACAGTTACTATTACAGGTGATACATCAGGCTCTTGGAGTACTACCAACGGAAATAGTATGAGAGTAATCTTTAGTATAGGTGCAGGTTCTGGTAGATTAGGAACAGCAGGTACTTGGACTTCTTCTGTATTAGAAGGTGTAACAGGTCAAACAAACCATATAGCAACTAATGGTTCTAATTTAAGAATTACAGGTGTACAGATAGAAGAAGGAACATCTGCTACACCATTTGAACACTTACAGTTTGGACAACAGTTAGCGTTGTGTCAGAGGTATTATGAAAAAAGTTATGATATAAATACTGCTCCTGCAACAAACGCAACTAAAGGTTTAGAACTAGTAGCAGGAACAACAGATGGAAACCAAAATTTTTATCAAACTGTAAGATTTGCTGTTCCAAAAAGAGCAAACCCAAGCATAAATTTTTACAAATCAGATGGCACAGCAAATACTTGGCGATACGATAGAAGTGGTGCTAGTAATCAATCAGGCACTCCTTCTGTTGGCGATAATGGTGATAGTAGTTTTTATATGAGAATACCATCAACAGGTGCAACTTGGGTAGTGGCAACAATGGATGGTCATTGGACAGCAAATGCGGAGTTATAATATGAGTTATAAATTAGTTAAATTTGAAAATAAAATTACAGGCGTTCAACATACAGCAGATAACGGATTAATAACACATATTCCATTTGACCCAGCTAACACAGACTACCAAGAGTATTTGGAATGGGTAGCAGAAGGTAACACACCAGAGGAGGAAGAATAATGTCAGTTACGATTAATGGAATTGGTTTTGTAGAAAACAGCACAACACTAGATGAAAACTACACATTGGCAGACAATCGTAATGCTATGACTGCTGGTGCTGTCACTGTAGCAGATGGTATTACAATTACAATAGGTGATGGTTCAACATGGAGTGTCGTATGACAACACAGATAAAAGGAAATAGCACAAGTACATTTGGCGGTGCTATTACTGCTAATAATGTAGGTGCTGGTAATATATTGCAAGTAGTTAGTGTAACTAAAGATACATCATTTACAACAACTAGTGGTTCTTTTGTAGATATAACTGGACTTTCTGTTGCAATAACACCTAGTGCTACTAGTAGTAAAATTTTAGTTCTTATGAATGTTGCATCAAGTAATACAACTTCTACAGGTAGTGCTTTTACTCAATTAGTAAGGGGAACTACAGCAATTAGTATAGGAGCAAGTGGAGAAACTGGAGAGCCATGTACTGGATATACTTCACAAGCTGGTTATGATATGGGACAAGTAGCAGTTCAATATTTAGATAGTCCATCTACTACATCAGCAACAACTTATAAACTACAATTAAGAAGTAATGGTTCACAAACTGCTGCTATTAATAGAACAGGAGAGTATCAAGTACAACAAGGTAATGTAGCATCAGGAATAACACTTATGGAGGTAGCAGGATAATGGTAGATACACACAAGGCAATTTATGCACTATATCCTAATGTAGTATCAATAAATGATATAGCAGATGCTATGGACAAGGATGGTAACCCTGTAGCAGTTAATATGAGTGATGTTAATGCTTGGGTAGATCCTGAAGCATACAAGCTTGCAAGACAAGCAGCCTACGCCCCACTAGCAGAACAACTAGACTACATATACCACAACGGAATAGAGGCATGGAAAACAGATATGATTAATCCAGTTAAAACTAAATATCCTAAAGGTTCAGAATGAGTACAGTCAAGTCAAAAAAACTACAAGTCGGAACAGATGCGACAGCTACTAACAACTTTACTATCTATCAACCAGCATCACCTGATGGCACATTAAGGATTGGTGTAGGTAATGCAGATAGTCCTACAGAAGTAGCAAGAGTTAATAGTGATGGTTTAGCAGATGCAAATGGACAAAAGTTATCTAATACTCCAATAGTGTATGTTTATAAAGCTAGTACACAATCATTAAGTGAGGCAACAAATACTACAATACAATTTGATACAAAATCCATTGATACTGATAATGCGTTTGATACATCTACATACAAATTTACTGTTCCTGCTGGAAAAGCTGGAAAATATCAAATTCAAGTAGATGCAAGATTAGACGGATTAGCAAGTAGTAATATAGATTTAGCAATTGCTATGATATATAAAAATAACAGTATTGTAAAAAGAAACTATTGGACATTTACAGCAAACTATATAAGAACAGCAAACCCAGCATGTAGTATAATTGTAGATTTAGCAGAAGGCGACACAATTCAAGGTGTTTGTTATATTAATACAGTGAGTAATGTTGGAGGAAATTTGCTAGGTGGTGTTAATCAATCAAGTATGTATATATTTAAATTAATTGGATAAGGAAAAACAATGACACTTTACGAAAAAATAACAACGCTTTACACAACTTTAACTAATGAAGATTTTGTACCTGAAGGTACAATCGTTTTACAAAATGACAGTGATGGTAAAGGTGACTACATCAAAGAATGGAATCACCCAACATTAGCTAAACCTACACAGGAACAATTAGACGGAGTTCAGTAATGACCATTAGTATAAAACCCACAGCATCTGGTTCAACAATAGAGCAAGACGGAAGTACCATACTTACTGTTGACGGCAGTGGGAATATCACACCTAGTAATAGTATGTATCCTAAAGTTCCAGCGTTTAGTGCTTACAATGATGGCACTCAAAGTATATCTGCTGGAACAAAAACAAAAGTAGTATTTGACCATGAATTGTTTGACACAACATCAGATTTTGATTCAACTACTAATTACAGATACACTCCATCTGTCGCTGGATATTATCAAATTAATGCTGGTATATATTATCAAGGAACAAATAATGGTTTTATTCTATTAGATAAAAATGGTAGTACAGTAAGTAGATTAGCTGGGACACAAAGTGGTTATGGAATGCTAACTGGTTCTGCATTAATTTACATGAATGGCACAACTGATTATTTAGAAATGTATGCTTATGATGGAGGTGGACAAAATATTGGAGCAGGTAGTTCAACTCTTATGTTTTTTGATGGTCACCTAGTGAGCGTATAATGTTTGGCATATCTGCATTTTCTCAATCACCATTTTCTACACTAGGCACTATAGTAAAAACAGGTGCTGCACAGATACAGGGTGTAGGCACTCTCACAGCTAGTGCATTAAGAGAAAGAACTGCTGTTGCATCTATCAGTGCAACTGCTAGTTTAACAGCAGATGGATTAAGAATAAGATTAGGTGATGCAAGTGTTAGTGGAGTAGCGACTGTAACAGCATTAGGTGGACTAATTAATGATGCAACAGGTGCTATTACTGGCACTGCGACTGTTACCGCTAATGGTATTTATGTAGCATTTGGTAGTGGTGATATAAGTGGTCGTGCAACACTGACTGTCGCTTTATCAGGTTCTATTATCTATGCTGATGCAAGTATTAGTGGTACAGCTACACTAACTGCTGATGGTTTAAGAATAAGATTTGGTGATGCTAGTATTACAGGCACTGCTACTGTAACAGCGTTAGGTGGATTGATAGCAACAGGAAGTGCAAGTATAGAAGGAGTAGCAACATTAACATTACCATCAACCACTGTAATAAGACACGCAGATGCTTCTATAAATGGTGTAGGTACAGTAGTAGCATTAGGCACAATACTAGGTGAAGAATGGACAGATGTCCCAGTAGAAACAAACACATGGTCAGAGGTATCAGCAGGTAGTAATGTATGGACAGATTCAACAGTAGGAATTAACAAATGGAAACGACAAGGATAAAACATGGCAAAAACTAAAGTATCGCAGTGGGACAGTGTTGCAGCAAATAATACTGACATAAACTCAATAAACATAAATGAGGGATGCCCACCTAGCACAATTAATAATGCTATTCGTGAAACAATGGCACAAATTAAAGATTGGCAAGATGGGTCTAGTGGTGATGGTTGGACTAGCACAGGCACAATAACAGCAGCAGGTACATTAGCCGTTACTGGAGGTCTTACATTTGATGGTGCAGCAGGGACAGCAGGTACTTATTTAAAATCAACAGGTTCTGGAAATACTCCTGAATGGTCAGATTTAGGTCTTGGCACTATGTCTACACAAAACAATACATCTGTCAATATTGATGGTGGCACGATTGATGGAACTACTGTTAATGGTCATACTGTTGGCTCTAATGCAACTAATAATAAAACAGTTTCTACAAGCAATCCCAGTGGAGGTTCTGATGGGGATATTTGGTATAAATACATATGAGTTTAAAAACTAAAGTTAGTGGAACTTGGAGAACAGTTGCTGAAACTTTTGTAAAAGTTGGTAGCACTTGGAGAGCTTGTGGTGATATTTATGTAAAAGTTAGTGGTGTTTGGAGGTCGGTTTTATATCAAAGTGGAGCACAAAATTTTACTTCTACTGGCACATTTACTATTCCTGCTGGCGTTTACTCATTAAATGTTGAAATGGTTGGTGGTGGTGCTGGAGCAGGTAATGGAACTGAAAATGGTAATGGTGGTGGTGGTGGTGGAGGTGGTGGAGGAGGTTATATTCAAGGAGTTCTCTCTGTAACACCTTTTACTACATTTAGCATTACACATATAGGAGTTGGAGGAGGTAATCGTGCTAACGGAGGTTACTCTAAATTTATTTATGGTGGGGTATCTTATATAGCTTATGGTGGCTCTGCTGGTGCTAATGGAGTAAGCGGAAATGGCGGTAATGGTGGGGCAGGTGGTGCTATTAGTACAACTCTACCCTCTGGCTCTAGTGCAAGTGGTTTATCTGGTGCATCAGGTGGTTCTGGAACAAATGATGGTTCAAGTGGAGTTGGAGGAAATGGAGCTAATGCAAGAGGTAGTTTAGGTTCTGGTGGAGCAGGTGGTAATCAAGCAAATGGTGGCAATGGTACTGGATATGGTTCAGGTGGTGGTGGTGGTGGATTTAAAGACAGGTCTAATCCATACATTTGGTACGGAGGTTCTGGTAGACAAGGTATAGTAAAATTAACTTGGTAAACAAATTATTTTTAGATAATTGTTATATTAGTAATATACAAAAAGAAATAAATAATTTAGATTTTCAATATGTTGCTCAAGATAATTTATACGAAGATAGTATATTTCAATATGTGCATTGTGTTCATTATGATGGGACTCCATTAGTAAATCCAATACTAGAGGTTGCAAAAAAAACATTAGATATAAAATGGGCAACAAGAATAAAAGTTAATAAATTACTTCCACAAAAAACTAGCGAAGAACAAGTGCAACATTTATGGCATCAAGACAAAGTTGAAAAAGGTTATGTTAGTTTAATTTATTATGTTAATGATTCAGATGGCGATACTATTGTTGGTGACTATAAAAACACACCTAAAGCTGGTGAAATGATTTATTTTGATTCTGATTTATTTCATAGACCATCATTACCAACAAAAAATGAAAGAGTAATTATTAATTTTATATTTGAGAAAAATAAATGACAACAAAAAGATTACAATTTACAGATTGGCTACCAGACCAACCAGCAAACGCAGGTAGTTTAAATGATGCTAAAAATGTATTTCCTGTAGGCATTGGTTATGGTGCTTTCCCTAGTGCAGTAGATTTTTCTAATTCTGCTAGTGAAAATATTAACAATATATTTGTAGCCAAGTTTGGTGCTAATGTAGAAGTATTTGCAGGTGGTGCTACAAAGCTGTTTAAGCTAGATATTGCAACACTTAACCTTACTGATGTATCTAAAGTAGGTGGATATGGTGGTAATGGCACATGGAAGTTTGAACAATTTGGTCAGGTAGTATTAGCTTGTAACGACAACAATAAAATTCAAGTATGGACTATTGGTGTATCTACTGCATTTGCAGATGTTGCAACAGCAGCTCCTATAGCTAAAGATATTGCTGTTGTTCGTGATTTTGTTTTTGCAGGAAATATTAATATAGGCTCACAACCAGACAAGGTGCAATGGTCAGATATTAATGATGAAACTGATTGGGTATCTGGTGCTACAAGTCAAAGTGACTTTCAAATAATTCCTGATGGTGGTAATGTTCAAGCTATTACAGGTGGTGAGTTTGGTGTTGTGTTGTTAGAGAAATCTGTAGTTCGTTGCTCCTATGTAGGTAGTCCTCTTTTCTGGCAATTTGATACTATCTCAAGTGGATTAGGTTGTTTAGAAGGTAACTCTGTTGCTAGGTATGGAAACATTACTTTCTTTATAGCAGATGATGGATTTTACTCAACAGATGGTCAAACAGTTACTAATATAGGATTAGAGAAAGTAGATAGATGGTTTTTTAGTAGAGTAGATTTAACACAAATAAATACAATAAGTGTTGCTATAGACCCTGTTAAAAATCTTGTAGTATGGAATTACGCAGATGTAGATGGTAACAGAAGAATAATTATTTATAATTGGCAGTTAGGAAAATGGTCAAGAGCTGAAACAACATCAGATGTTGTAGGCACTATTGCTACATTAGGAGAGACATTAGAAACTTTAGAATCTTCTTTAGGCTATACAGACATAGACACTATGCCTGCATCACTAGATTCACGATTATTTATAGGTGGTAAGTTTTTATTTGCAGGTGCAAAAACAAATAAATTAGTAGTATTTACAGGAACATCTATAACACCACAGCTTATTACAACAGATATAGAGGTTGGCTATAACTCTGTAGCTACACTAGCCAGACCACAAATAGACAATGGCACAGCACAGGTTGCCGTAGCTAGTCGTAGAGAGTTAGATGATACTATTGGATTTAGCTCATTTGTTCCTGCTACAACAGAGGGTAGGTGTAGTTTAAGAAGTGCAGGTAGGTATCATAGATTTAATGTGCAGCCTACAGGTAACTGGACAACAGCTATGGCAGTAGATGTAGATATAAAACCACAAGGCAATAGATAATGCCTAGAATGTATCGTACACTTCCCTATCAAGGTGGTGACCCTAGAGCAGTTGCAGAAGTAGTTAATAATGCTATGAATGGCAAGACCAACAATAGTGGTACTGTTATTTTAAATTCATCTGGAACAGAAACTACAGTTAATAATGAAAGAGCAGGTTTTGATTCTGTTATTGTGTTTTCACCTAGAAGTGCAAATGCAGCAGGAGAGACAGACCACATTTATATCAAAACAAAAGCCAAAGGCAGTTTTGTAATAGGTCATAGAAATCATGGACATAGTGATGTAGAATTGGATTATATCATTGTTGGATAAATTTTATGAAACTCTATGTAGTGCCTACGAATCAAGTGCAAAGATTTTGGTATCTTGCAGAACCTTTATTACAAAAAGCATTAGACAAAGGTAATAACGAATTTACAGCAGGTCAGTTAAAACTGCTAGTTACACAAGGTCAGCAACAATTACTATTAGTAATGAAAGAAGATAAGTGTTATGTAGCACTCACTGTTCAATGGATTAACTATCCTAACGACAGGGTGGCTTATATAACTTATATAGGTGGTAAAAACACCAAAGCAGGGTTTGAGCAATTTAAACAGTGGGTCAAACATAATGGTGGAACTGCAATACAGGGGTCTACTAAATTTGAGAGTATAGCTAGATTATGGAACAGGCTATATGGTTACGAAAAAAAATATCAATTAATGGAGTTGAAACTAGAATGATTAAGTTAAAAATATGGTTATATAACTGGTTAGCAAAAGATTTAGGCAAACTAGGTAGAGAGGGAGATACTGAACTTGCTCATGTTAATACATGGGAAGCTAATCTTCTAAAAGCACATGGAGGTTCAGGCACAATTAATCCTGTTACTGGATTGCGTGAATACAAAGGTGGTGGTGGTGGTCAAACACAAACAACTAATCAAAATATTGACCCTGCTATCTTGCCATACATAACCTATGGATTAGGAGAAGCTAAAAATTTATACAGAGCTGATTCTCCAGAATATTACCCAGATGCAACTTATGTTCCAGCATCAGCAACTACAACAGAAGCATTAGGTTTAGCAAGTGATAGAGCAAGAACTGGTAGTCCATTAGTACCAGCAGCTCAAGCACAACAGTTAAGCACAAT